GAGCGCGGTGAAGTCGGCCACTAGGCGTTCCTTGGGACGAAGATGCGAGGACTGGGATGTGCGCCTTCCTTGCGGAAGCCCCACTCCAGGGCCTCGGCGGCGATGCCCGAAGCCTGGTCAGCGGCAGCGCGCTCGGCAGCGCGGATGCGCTCGTTGTTTGCGTTCATGTCGCGGAGGATCTTGTCTCGGTGGCGTGCGGTATCCGCCTGTGCGAGGCGCCGTTCGATGGTCTCGGGATCGGGGAGTTCCTTGCCCAGGCCGACGACGGGGAACGGCTCGCCCCCGAACGGCCCCTTCTTGAGCCAGACGCACCAGTCGCCTGTGCCTTCGTGCCGGGCCAGCATGAGGCGCTCGTCGTACTGTTCGACGGCGCGCTTGGCGCGGCTGGTCGTGGGATCGACCACACCCTGTGGCGTCCACAGCCGCAGCTCGGGCGCCTGCTTGACCGCGATCAAGTCGGACATGCGCCTCCTTTGGAGTAGAGAGAAAGAGAGCCCGGTTGATTCGGCCGAGGCCAGGCTCAACCGGGAAAGCCTTAGAGGACGCTAGGGCTAGTAGCCCGTCGTGTCCGTGAGACCAGACTGAACCATCTGGACGTTGCGCCGCGAGATGCCGAGGTTCATATAGCGCGCCAGCACCGCCTGCCACGCGTCCTGTCCGACGACCCACTTCAGGATGTGGCCGTCCTCATCGAGGAAGTGCCAATCCCGGTTCGAGAAGACCTTGATGTAGGACTCATCGAGCCAGTGGATCTTGCCGAAGGGCGCGAGACGGTCGGAGATGACCGGCTTGCCCATGAAGTCGAGCACCTGGAACCCGCCCTTGATCGTCGTCGGCTCGGTGTACCGAACCTGCGACTGAAGCAGGTTAAAGTAGGCGCGCTGAAGGCCGTACGTGGTCAGGATGACCGACAGGTTCCCGCCTGAGATGGCAACCTGGTTAAAGGCCTGCATCATCTTGTCGAGCGCGAGCGCTCCACCAGACGTGTCCTGAAGATTCTGCCAGTACGAGTTGCCGGCCGCAGAGCTGTCGAGTCCGCCGACCGTGTTGGCCGCACCGGACGTGACGAGCTTCTGGAGGCCTGCGTCGATCTCGAAGATGTTGGCCGTACCCGTCGTTGCGCCGGAGCGGAAGACGAAGTGCGAGGCGGAAGTCGTAACCGCCGATCCCGAGATCGTGATGGTGCCGTTGGCAATCGACAGGTCGGTGATCGTCACCGCCGAGGCGATGGTGGTCGGCGCTGCCGCCGTGCCAATATCGACAACCATGTTGACGTACAGGAAACCCTTGCGCAGAGCCTCGCTGTTCGCCAGGACAACCGTGGTCGAGGCAGTCGTGGTACCGCACTGAGCGACCTGGGCCGTGCCGTCGCCGTAGCACTGGCGCGCGACATCGAGCTGAAGATCGTTGCGGATACCGTCAAGCTCGGACTTCAGAGCCTGAAGGAACGAACCCGCCTCGGAAGCGGTCTTGGCCATCGACGGCCCCGAGACCTGCACGATGCCGTACAGGTACTTGAGGTCGTAGACGACCTTGTTGTAGCTCTGGTTCCCCGACGTAGGCAGGGTTCCGAGCTCGGCCCGCGCCCCGACGCCGCCCGAACGAGCGGAGTGAATCGGAACGTAGGCCTCTTTGCCGAACAGCTCCTGATCCCGAGCCTCCAGCCGCTGAACGATGAGCACTTCGTTGTTGAGCTGCTCAACGACAGGCGGCAGGTAATACTCCTTCAGGATGTTGCTCAGCGTGGAGAGAGTTGCACCAGCCAAGAGGTAGTTCTCCCTTGAGGGTTGTGTGGACTAGAAGCCCGACCCTCGGCGGATAGAGCCGGAGTTACCCCTCGTTCTGAACGTGGCGCAGGTATTCGAGTGCTCCAGCGTGAGCCTGATCGAGCGTCTCGAAATGCGGGGCTTGCTCAGCGTGGCCGGGCATGCCGACCGGCTGAACCCCCGTCGCCTGTTGCGCGACCTGCTTGCTGTTGAGTAGGCGGGCTACCCGATCCGACACAATCGTCTCGTAGCGCTGCTGGGCCTGAACGAGGTTGCCCCCGGTCGAGGCTGCCAGCTCGTAGACGGCGTTGATGTCGTCATCGGTGTAGTGTGGGTTGGACTCGCGCACCATCGACTCCTGGCGCTGAAGTTCGCCCGCCAGGGCGTAATACTGAGTCTCCGCTTGTGCCCGCGCCTGCTCCTCATGCCATGTGTTCTGCATGGCCGCAAGCTCGCCGCGAACCTGATCCAGTTCGTACTTGAGTGCTGCCTCGGGATCGTCCTCGAAGGACGGCGATGGCGCCGCCGGCCCCTGCTGCTGCATCTGCTGGGTTGCTGCATAGTCCGCGTCTGCGGGCGACAGTCCCAGTGACTGAAGCTGCTCGCTAAGGAGCCGATGGAACGTCAGCGCGCCTTCGGGCGTGCCGAGGCTGTGAAGCAGATCCACGGCCGTCTGCGCCTCATCGAGGTCGCCAAGGCCTTCGAGCTGCTTCCGCGATTCCGCCAGCGATTGCGTCTTCCTGGTGTAGTCCGCCTGCATGGATTCGTAGTAGGGGCGCAGTTCGGGCGGGATCGCGTTGGGGTCGAGCTTCGTGAAGGAGTCCACCGGCTCATCGGCCGGGGTTACTGCCGGGCTCTCCCCCTCGGGAGTGACGGGTACATCGGTCGGTTCGGGCTTGCTCTCCACCGGATTGTCCGGCTGCCAGTCACCCTGCGGGTTGCTCGCGCCTTCGCCGGGGATTCCCGGTTCAGCCGCTGCACCCTCAGAGACGTTGGCTGCGGCGAGTGCCTCAGCCGCCGAAGCGTCCGTCCAAGATGCTTCGGACAGGTGTGTGCCTTTCTATCGGGGAGCCGGGAGTCCCGCTCGGGGTTGCTCCACAAACTCCGCTTCGATGATCTCCTCGTCGCGCTTGCGGGCGGCTTCGATACCAGCCTGCAAGAAGCCCCGCATGAGTTCCTGAGCTTCCTGTGCGGTGGGGAGTGCGAGCGTGTGCTCGACTTTCCTGGACTGGCCGATCCCCTTGACTCGGGCGATCTTGTCATCCAGCATGCCGACCGCCGCGACCAGCGCCGAAAGCGTGGTCTTGGGATCGTCAATCTTCTCGCGCATCTTTGTGAGGGCGCGATAGCGGACATCCTCGGCCTCGACGTAGAAATCGTCTATGGCCGCTGTGATGGCCTCGATGTCGGGCGGGCCGGTCTTCTCCCACTCGACCTTCCAGCGGCGGATGGTGCTCTCGGGAACGCCCGTGTCGCGGACAGTCCGCTTGATGTTCCCGTCGTTGGCGGTGAGGGCCACGAACACCTGAGCCTTGTCCGACTCGGTGAACTTGGCCCTACCCGCCATTCTTCGCCGCTGCTTTCTGCTTCAGGCCCGCCTGATGCTTCTCCTCGGCGTGTCGCATCTTCTGCGCGTGTTGCGCGTGCGCGTGCTGCACCTTCTGGATCGCAGCTGCTTGGGAAAGCTGGGCCTGCTCGACCGCAGCCTGCGCATCTTGATGCGCCTGCTGCTGATCCTGCCAGTGGAGCTCCTCCTGGTGGATCGCGTCGATCAACTGCATGGGCATGTTGCCACTCGGTGAGACCTGCTCCTTGTCCAAGTCCTCGCGCACGTAGGTTTCGAGCGGAGGTTGGGTGAGGTTCTGTGGGTTCGCGTCGAGCACACCCGAGCGGTTGAGGATCTCGGCGGCGGTCGAAGGATCAACCGTTCCGGCGAGATGCAGGCTGGTACGAACCGCCTGCGGCTCGGGCAGCACCGGCAGCGAGCGCCAGGTCTGCAAGGTCTGGATGAAGTGCTGGATGAAGTCGTCCTGGATGTTCAGGGCGAGGCCCTCGAACTCCGGGGACTTCATAAATAGCGAATGCGTTTCCAGGTGCTGCTGGAAGTTCTCGAACGCCAGCGGCTTGAGGCCCGCGTCGTGGACAATCTGCTGCGGATCGCCGTCCTGTGGCTGCAAGGGCTGTCCCGTCTGTGGGTTGAGTCCCTGCATGACGGCGCGCATGGCCTCCTGCTGAGCGATGGAGTTGACCGGCTGGCCCTCTATGAGCTTCTCATGCTCACGGTAGGCCTGATCTTCATCAGCCGCCATCATCGCGGAGATCCCCTTGAGATCCCCGAGGTCGAGGTACTTCGCGGCCTGGTCGGGACGCATGACCTGCATGCCGACGAGCTGCTCGATTCGGGCCATGCGGCCGGCGCGCGTGCGCGGGAGGCCAGAGCCTGCCTCGGCATGGAAGTTGAACGCGCCCTTGATGTCGGCGTTCAGGAACTGCCGGGCCTGCACCGAGCCGCCCTCGCCGTACACCTTGAGCAGGCGGGGCTCGCTGTAATACTGCTGCGCCAGCGCGACCATGAGATGGCCCGCGAGCGCGAGCGCCTCCTCCATGCGCTGGATCGTCGGTGCCACCTGATCGACAGCGGCCTCCTGGAGGAGGTCGATGGCGACCCCGGCTTCGACGTTCGGCGGCACATCCCCGCGCGTGATCGCCTGGAGGTTGAACAGGCGGTCAATCCGCATCTGGATCTCCTGGAGATGCTCGAAGACGTAGGGCGGAAGGGATGGCATGTCGCGCCATTGGGGGACGATGCCGTTGACCGGGTTGAACTCGAACACCGCGCCGGGCTCGTTCGTCAGGCGCTGCGAGAGCGATCCGATCGGTGCGAGCATCTGCGGCTTGAGGGTCAGGTTCTTGTGCTCAACGACCTGGCTGAGCGTCCGGTTCAGCTCCTTCTGGAGCGGCCGGGCGTGCGTGACCAAGGCCTCGTCGTGCAGGGTTCCCGGCGTCTCAACGCCAGGGAACTTGACGAGCGGGAGGTCGTTGGTCGGGAACGTCCACGGGCCATCCTCCAGGATCTTGTCCGGCCCTTCGGTGAACCAGACGATCCGGCCCTTTGGCATCGTGGCGTTGGGCTTGAAATAGCCGCAGTAGACGTTGCGCACAGTCGGCTCCGTCTTGTCCTCGGCGGACGTGAACGGCATGGCGATGTCCGGGTCGGCCGGCACCGCATCGGGCCGCAGCCGCACTCCCCAGCGCGCCTCGATCTCGTCGGGCGACATAGGCATGCGGATGAAGACCCACTGGGCATCCTCGAAGTTCTGGACGGTCGGATCTTCGTAGACCGAGAACGGGCTCAGGACATCGACGCGAACCTCACCCATCGGGACGGTCTTCTCAAGCATCCCCAGGATCTGCTGGGCCTGCTGGGGCGCCTGCTGCGCGAGTTGCTGCTTGAACATATCGGCCAGATACGGGTTCGTGATCGGCTGGCCGCTGTGCGGGTCGAGCAGGAACGTCGCGGACTTGCCCGCGAAGGCGTCCCAGGTGATCCGCCAGTAGGCCTTGCCGCCGATCAGCGTCCAGACGAGCGCCTGCTGGAGCTTCGACTTCATGCTGAACTCTCTCCACCAGTGCTCGTACAGATCCTCGGCCATCTGCGCGGCCTTGATGTCCCGGTCGGAGCCGGAGTCGGGCGTGGCCGTGATGACGGGCTTGGTCTTGGTGAGCTGCGCGGCGTAGGCTTGGCAGCCCGGCAGGATCTGGTTCGAGGCGAGCCGGATGCGGTAGCGGGGCTTATCCCCGTCGTCCGTGGGCAGCGACTCGATCCGGCCTGAGAAGCGGTTGTAGAAGACCCATTGGTTGCCCTTGAAGAAGGCAAGGTTGAGCTTCCACTCGCGCTCCAGGCGCTGCCGGGAGCGCTTGATGACCTTCAGTTTCTTGACGAGATCCGAGGCGGACTTGAGTTGCTTGATACTCCAGAGGTCAGCGACAGGCTGGGGGTTCGGAGCACTACGAGAGTCCTCGGTGTCCAAGACACCGGAGCCGAATCCGGCCAATCGTCACCCCCTTCTAGTGGATCTCTGTGTTGGCGTAGCCGAGAGCTTCGAGAACCTCGGGGAGCTGATCCGCCGTGATCCGGCCGGATTCGAGCATGTCCCGAACGTCCTCCTCGTCCTCGCTCATGTACGGGGCCTCACCCATCGTGACGGGATGGAGGCCGCTTGGGTTCTTCGGCTCCGGGCGGTTGCGCGGGGCCATGTGGAGCTGCGCGCGCAGGTAGTCGATCTCGTCAGCGAGAATCGTGATCTGGCGATCCTTCTCTGCGAGCAGGCGCTCCCACAGATCCTCGCGGGTCTTACGACGCAGCATCGACAAGCTCCCGAAGATGCGCCCAGTCGTCGTCAGTCATTTCCTCTGCGAGCCAGATGCCGAACTGCGTGCCGTAGGGCGCGAGGTCGTAGTTGCGCAGCGGATAGTCGTGGTAGCAACCGACCACCGGCCAGGCGTATGGCCAGCCATCGTGTTTGGCCTGCCAGACAAGCTGCGCCGGAGTGTGGCTCGGATCTTCGTTCTGATAGGCCTCAACCATGACGACGTTGATGCCCGCGTTCAGAAACGGATCGGCCGGAGCCCATCCGCCCTGTGTCGCTACGAGTGCGCGATTATCGAAGGCGGCAGGCAGATACTGGAGCGCTATCGCCACCTGATCCGATGACTCGGCCTGCGCGATGACGCCCGAGCCGGCGCCCCATTGCGGGGCGATGCCGGGCTCAGTGATCCGGGCAACTGTCCACGGGCCGGAGTGGGCCTGTCCCGCATCCCAGGCCGTGAAGACGATGGGGCCAGTGAGTGTGAACGAGGGCGCGGATGGCTTCGGCGGTGGCGGTGTCGGAGGCGGCGGAACGGGCACTACCTGCGGATGCCGATGATGCTTGTCTGTCCAACGCTTGGCGGCGACCCAGGCCCAGGCCGGGATGTCAGCCGGGGCGTCGGTGGGGCGTGGCCCCTTCTTGTTGCGCAGCCGCCAGGCGAGCCAGTGCCAGAACCAGCTAGGAAGTTGGCGCATCCACCGTCACAGGCTTGGGCGCTCGGACGGCGCGAGTCGCGGGCTTGGTCGCCTTGGCGAGTAGCTCCTTGAGCGTCTCGACGTGGACGGCCTCAAGCTGCTGAACCCGCAATTCCGACTCGATCAGCCGAGATGCGGCCTCCTCGACGGCGCCACGCGCGGCGTCCAACTCCGAGCCATCGACCAGGCCGACAGCTTTGCCGAACTCGCGCGCGCAGGACTCGCAGATGTACTTGCGGCCGGTGAGTTTGGTCGGGACGTGGGTGATGAAGCTGCGGCCGGTGTCGATGGCACGTTCGGTTGCGGGCGCGCCTTCGCAGATGAAACAGATGCTGGGTGCAAGGGGCAACCCCTCGCTCGGATCAAGAACTCTCAGGATTCCTCCTTCGATTGCGGACGATGTTTGCGGCAGTAGAGGGCGCCGCTCGGATGGTGATGACCGAGGCGCCAGCAGCCCGCCGCGTGACAGTTACGGTGACGCAAGAACAGGCCGATGCCTGTGGCATACGCCAGGTCAGAGCCAATGCCCGACCAGAACTGGTAGCCGTCGCCGTGGAGTGGATCGAGGACGGCCCGTGTGAAACTGGCTAGTGTCGGAAGGTGTCCCAGTTGCGAACACCCCCGAACGTGTTGGACTGCTGCCAGTAGCCGTCCTTGTAGAACGAGGCATAGCTATTCGGCGCGAGGGTCAGCGGCTGCCCGACCGCGCGCATGGCGTCATACGGCCCTGCGGCGCCGGGTGTGAACCAGGAGCGATAGATGAAGTCACTGATGCGCACCGGGCCGAGCCGGAAAGATTCGCCTTGCACGGGATCGCAGACCTCGCGGAAGTAGAAGGTGCTGTTCTCTCCGAACTGGCCTACGCCCCAAGACGTGACATCTGCGGCACTAGCCTCGGGATCGCCCAGCATCTCGAACAATTCATGCGTGAAGACGACTCCCCAGGGCAGGCCGGCCTGGACTGCCGTCTGGACGGAGACGAACGCTTCTGGCCGCGAGCCGACGCTTTCGTGGTAGCCGATGGCCTTTGGCACATCGGAGACGTTGTTGAACGTCACTACCCAATCGCGCGCCGCCTTGGGGGCGCCGAAGTAGAGCGTCCCGTTGCAGTGCCAGGCTCCGCAGAAGTTGTCGAGCGCCTGCTGGAAATACGGCAAGTCGGCCTGAAGTACGGCGCTGGACAGCTCGGATGTATTGACGACAGCGATGTTCGGCCCGCCTGGGCCATCCGGGTACGAATCTGCGAAGGCCCCGCCTGCGGTCGCCGCGATGATGGCGACGACCAGGATGATTCGTTTCAGAAGGCCTCTCCAGTCTGATGCGGACAAGTGCCATAGAAGCCCTTGGCCTGATTGCAGTTATGGCAGAGGACTTGAAAGCCCTCGGGATAATCGTTCTTTCTAAGCCATCGATAGAACTGATGACCCCGCCCAACTTCGGCGCGATGAGCGTTGCCGCCACCATCTATGTGATCGATAGAAAGAAAATGCGGATGGTTTTCACCGCAACAGGCGCACTGGCCGCCGTATGCGGACAATACTTCTGCTCGCAATTTGGTATATTCCTTGCGCTGTCGTTGGGCAACCTTTTCGGGCGCCTGAGACGGTTGTAGTTTTCGTTGGGCAAGGATGCGTCTGCGATTACGCTTGTAGTAGTCGCGCTGATATGCGCGACGTTCGTCTAGAGTCAATATCCTCCGTGATAGGACTTAGGGCCATCGATCACGGCAATGGCCCTAATAGTCAGTGCCCATTTCCTCGTCGTAGGGTCGTTCCCGACCCCCGATACCGAGGATCGAGCGGCGTACCAACTCCTGCATGTCAGAAGCCGGACGGTCGAGCGGGTCGTACAGCGGAGCGTCTGCCGAACGCGGCAGGATCACCCCGGCCACCCCGAGCGCGATCTCCGTGGCGTCGAGGGTGTCGTCGTGCGTGTTCTTGAGACTGGAGTCGTAGGAGACCCACTCCTCGATGAAGTCCCGGTGGCGGCGATGGATGCGGACGCGGCCGATCTTGAACAGCGGCGCCATCGCCAGGATGCGCTCCTCCTTCTTACCCTTGGAGATCACGGGGACGATGGGCGGCAGGCCAGGGATGCGCATGGCCTGCTGCGCAAGGGCACGTTGATAGGCGTTCGACTCGATCCCGATGAGATCGGGCCGGTACTTCAGGTGCCACTCTTGGATCTTCGTGATCTGGTCGGGGAAGGGGATGCGGTCGGCGTAGAGGTCGAGGAGGTACGCCTGCGAACCGTCCTTGGCCACCCCGATCAGGGCCATCGCAAAGCGGTCGGCCTTGTCTGAGAGCGACACTGCCGGGTCGATGCCGATGTACGTACGGAGGCCGAGCGAGCCGCCGCGCGGGGCGAGCCGGACATCATCCGGGTTCCCGAGCGGAGTCTCGCGGCCGACGACGTAATACTTCAACCAGTCACCGGATAGCTCTACACCGGCCATCGCGTCGAAGCTCGCCAGGTATTCCTGACGGAACATGAGCGGGTGGTAGTGCGTGCGCGCGTACTCCCACTCCTCGCGGGGGAAGTACGGGTTGTCGATGGATGTGTATTCGACCCGGAACTGGCGCTCGTCGGCCTTGGATTCCTCCGACCAGAACTCGGCGTGAAACCAATTCTTGCCCTTCGGGGTGGTCGTGGTGATGACGAGTCCGAGACGGTCGGAGAGCGCCGGGCGGACAACGAGCCAGGCGTCCTCGTTGGTGATGAACGCGGCCTCATCAATCCAGAGAATGTCGAGGCCCGCGCCTCGGAGCGATTGCGGATCTTCGGCAGTCTTGAACTCGACCAGCGAGCCGTTCGTGAACTCGATGATCCGCTCGGTCTTGTTGTAGCGGTAGTCCCGATCCTTGACGAGGCCGGCCTGATCCATCGCCTCTAGGAAGGTGAGCAAGCTCGGACGACCAACCTTGTAATCCTTGGCCAAGACCCAGACCCAGAGAGGTCGTTCCTTCTCCTCGCCGTGAGCGTCGAGATGGAACTGGTCGGGATGGAGACAGTAGAACAGCACTTCCCAGGCGGCGCTCATGGTCTTGCCCCCGCGCCGTCCGGCTACGAGATGCCTGAAGCGCGTGAGTTTGCCGTCAGAGCGGGCGCCGTGAAAGGTGGCCTGCCATGCGTGCGGGCGGTAGTTATTCTTGAGGAACCACCAGAACTTGACAGGCAGCGCCTCAACCAGCGTCGGGACGATGTGCTCCGCGAGCCAGTCCGCCCGCTGCGACCCACCGGCCGCAACGGAGCGGAAGTCCATCTAGTCGGTTACTTCGGTGAGCGTGAATGAGCCGGTGTAGACCGTTGAGAGAGCGGCGCCTGCAACTGCGGCCAGGATGACGTTGTGCGTGCCATCAAGTAGCACCTGCGGGATGCGGAATGGAACAACGGCGGTAACGCCCGCGCCGGACGGATACTTCGTCTGCGCGGCGACGTTGTTGAAGCCCAGCTCGACATTCAGAGCGGCGGTCTCGGCGGCTCCGGTGATGGCGAACACTCCGGTGATCTCATACCAACCGGCCGGCGGGGGCGAGGCCGTAGTAACGAACGAAGCCCCAGCGCCGGGCGCGGCTGCGGTGCCCGATGCGAAGATCGGAGTCGCTGCGCTTGCGTAAGCACCAGCCATTAGTCGTTGCCGTAGTCGAGGTCGCGGTCGCAGGGCGGAACGAAGTCCATGCCCCGTGTCGTATTCGCGGCCTCGTACATATCCTTGTCGTAGGATGGCCCACCTGCGGGTGTCGAGGCGTGGGGGTGGCAGTAGCTGTCTGCCTCGTTGCCTACGTTGCGTCCCTCATCTGCGGCGCCCGAGCCACTGAACGTGGCCGGTGAGCCGCCATGATTCGCCCCGGCCGGACTGTCGATGCCGCTCCAGCCGACAGGATCGTAGCCAAACGCTTTCTGGCCCATCTATTTCCCCATGATGAACATACGCGTGACGACCCCGTTCAGGTTCGCGTTGTTCGTGGTTGCTTCTGACAGGACGGCGCCGGAAGATGCGCCCGTATCGAAGGCCTTGAGTGCGCCCGTCGAGGCGGCGAAGTTGAAGTCGAAGCCACCGGACGACTCGGGTACGCCGACCGCGAAGAACGTGGTCAGTCCGAACTGACTCGGCGTGAAGACGTAGCCCGTGCCGTTGGTGTAGGCGGCGTCACAAGTGACATCCGCGATGCTGTAACGCAGGTCGCCGCCTGATCCCTGCGCAACGATGTTGACAGTGGCTGCCAAAGTTCTCCTTTACGGGTAGCGGTGGTATGCCGACCCGTTGGAATGGAAGGTCGGGCCATTTGCGGTGGGGATGGTCTTGGCGCCCTTGACCTTGACGGCGGGAGCGCGCTTGCCAAGTGCGCGGACGGTGGAGTCCACTACGTGCTGCTGTGCGGTCGTCTGCTTCTGCATCTGTGTTTCCAGGCGCTTGATCTCGCGCTGGATCTGGGCGTCAGCGTTGGTCTGCCGCTTGCCCTGGACGGAACCGAAGACGGTCTGGTTCGCCTGGACGGAGGCTTTACTTGCCACCGCAACCCATCCCGAACCTCTTGCAGACGGTCGCGCGAACGCGGCCTTCATCGGCGGTGCCTGCCGCGAAGCGCAGCGCCGTCTGCGCATGGCCCCGATCCGGGATCGGGTAGCTACCGTGCCCCGGAGCACGCTCAGGGAACACGAAGTCGTGGGGCGACAGCGCTCGGCGCTGCCCCATCGTCAGTCGTGCCACATGCCTTCCTTTCTTAACTGCCGACGCCCATGAGCGAGCGATAGGGTGATGCGCCACCCCCGCCCCCGCCCGTGGAGTAGTCGATATAGACGCTGAGATCCTCACTAGCGGTGCCCGATGCGCCGATGCCGGTCAAGTCAGGGGCAGCGCCAGTCGATGAATAGAAGTTGCCACCCGGCGTGTTGTAGTACTTACTTGTCGGAGAGGCGGCGCTATATGCAAAGTTGGCAGAGTTGGAAAGGGCGTTTCCGTTACCAACCCAGATACCCGCCCAGTAGGTCGCGCCGTTGACGAGCGAACCCGAGACAGATTCGCTATACCAGGCCGCCGCCGAACTCTGCGTGACTGTGAACTCCGCACTAACGGCGAAGTTGGTGCCCGGACTACCAGCATTGTCGTTGTAGAGAACGAGGCGTTGAACCGTATTCGCACCTGACGCGCCGCGCAGGTACATCTGGATGTCGGTAAGTGTGCCCGCGCTGGGCATTGAGCCGATATTCAGAAGCTGGATGTAGCTACTGGCATCGTTATCGAAACTACTGCCTGCTGTGGTATTACCAAGGGTAGCCATCTAAGAGCAGTCCTCAAAGGCACCCGCATCGAGATTCGTGCCTGCCGGTCGTGTATTTCCACTGTAGTCAATTGGCGGATACCCGCCCGATACGCTCGTAGATAGCATATTGGCGGCAACAACGGCACAGTTCGCCAAGTGGAAGTTGTATGTCGGACTGGTTCCGTCCACTAGCTGATTATCTGCCTGTTGACTATTCGTACCGCAATTAGCGCCGCTGGTGCTCCATACTTCGTCGTGCATATTGATCCAACTCGGAGCGCCGGTCGTAAGGCCGCATCGGAAACTGGTGTAGCCGCTACCATTGCCCCACACATTCCCGTAGTCGTTCACGGTCTGCCCCGAGTGCGGCTGCGTGCCCACCGAGTCACAGAGTGTGACATCGTATTTGACTTCGCCGCCGACGCTTGTATTGAAGCGGACAGTATCATTCGTGTAGCACTGGTTCGATGTGTCGGGATAGTCGCCGCCGAGGTTGATGACATCGCCTTCAACCTGGCAGGTACCTCCGGCGGGGCCGGGACTGGACTGTGATTGCCCAGAGCAGACCGCCGCAAAGATACTGTTCTCTATCGTGACATCGTGATAGCCGCGCGGCTGGATCTCGATGCCATTGCCAGCGCAGTTCAGCAGCTTGACGCGCTCCAGAATTAGATGGTCAAGACCGCTAATGCCGTTAGGGGCCTGCTTGCCGGCGTCGGTGACGTGAATACAGGCGTTGTGCGTTCCGACTTGATATTGGTTCTCAAAGACATCGTTCTGTAACCGGATGTCATACGGCATCACCGGATTGGTGGAAATGTTGGTTCCGGTACCGGAACCGCACGGGTTGATCTGGCCGTGTGCACCGGCATAGTTATCAGCCGATGCGCCCACATCCCAGTTGAACGTACTATTCAAGATGCCGATGTTGTGTATGTAGCCGCCGAGATGGAATCCACCATCCAACCCAGCTCCGCTCCGTCCACGGCCTCCAGTGAATCCGTCAATGACGATGTATGCGGGCTGCTGACCTGCGACACAGTTCGAGATGTCGATGCCGCCGCCAAGTGAACCGGAGCCGCAATTGAAGTTGAGGAGTCGCACATCATTGCCTTCAATCGACCAACTGGCAGTCGTTGAGGGTGATGCGCCATCGTTAAAGCAGGACGGGGTAGCGCCGGTGTCCGGGGTGAAGGTCACACAGCCCGACGTGATGGGGGTCGGATTAGCGGACATATCAACCCAGCCATCGCAGTTCGTGGAAGTCTTCGAGCTGTCCCAGGGAATGGTCAAACTACTGGAGGTAAGTGCTCCATTCTCGATGCAAACGGTCTGCCCGGAAGATGCCGTCTGATACGCCTTGCTAGCGGTCAGGAAAGGCGTACCCGAACTGGTGCCGTTGTTGCTGTCCGATCCCGTCGCTGACATGTAGTAGTTGCAAGTGCCCCCGCCGCCACCCCCGCCGCCTCCACCGCCGAGCACCGGGAGGGTGGCGATGACGACCAGCGTCCCGATGACGAGAAGCGTGCCGATCTTGGGCAGCGTCATCTACTGCTGGACGTAGAGGAGCTGGATGCCGACCGTCGAGCCTGCGCCGGTCGTGACGGTCAGGCCCTCGCCTGAGTTCGTCTGGAATAGAGATGTGCCGTCGCCTTCACAGGGCCACACGAAGCCGCCGTTGGCGCCCAGGGCGAACGTCGCGGAGATCGCGGTTCCGGCCCCGGCCGGCTTGGAGTTGAAGGTGATGCTCGTAGCCGTGCCGCCGCAGACGATGACCGCGCCGACGACGTAGATCACCTTGGCGGCGACCGCTGCGACCAGAGAGGAGTCGGTGGTTGAGGCCGCAACGTTGGAGAACTTCTGCGACGGGTTCGAGAGGTTCGACGGCAGTGAATCCACAACGACATGGAGCGCGTTCGTGAGCGCGGGTTGGTCGGTGGCCAGGACGACGCGCACCGTTCCGGCGGACTTGTTGCCAGAGTTCACATCGACGGCCGTGCCCGCCCACTGGGTCTGGTTGATCGTCCACGGCGCACCGCCCTGGTTGGACGTGACCGTGCCCGAGACAGGTTGCGTGGTCGTGCCGGTGGGGTCAGTGCGCAGCGGGTTCGAGGCGGTGCCGCCCTCAACAGAGCCGCCGTTTCCGGCCAGACGGATGCTGGCGCCCAGGACGTACTGCGTACCGGCGCCCGTGTCCTCATCGAAGACGCGAGCCTCGCGCATGTTCGCCCCGTCCGAGTAGCCTGCGGCGGTACCTGCTGAGGGATCGGCCGAACCGAAGTTGGAAGCCGTGCCGCCGGAGCCCGCGCCCGCGACGATGTTGACGGGGAGGCCGTTCGAGGGATTTGCGGTGTGCAGGACATTCCCGGCATCGCGCCACAGAACGACCGTGCCGGTCGGCGTGGCTTGCGTGACGCCTTCGGCGTACTGGGTGTTCGAGCCGCCACCGCCAACGGAGGCCGGCTCCAGAGCGACTACCGGCGCGAAAACCTCGTTGCCGTTCGGATCTGTGACTCCCAGATCCTTGAACATGCGGGTGTATTCCTGCGGCGCGATCTCCGAGAGCGCGCGGTACTGGTTCGCCATCTACCGTCCCTTCGCCAGCGCCTGCTGGATTGAGTGCTTGCAAATACGGATTGCCGTCACCTTGTCGGCGCCTTTGGCCTGAAGGTGCTGGACGCAGCGCTCCATGCGCGCGTCGGCGGAAGGTGAGTCACCCCCGACCGCCTTGGCGAGTCCGTAGGGCACTACTCGGGGCGGCGCGTGCCGCAGTTGGGACACTTGAGCCAGAAGTAGCGCAAGCGAGCACGGCAGTCAGGGCAGCGCCAGTCCTTGGCAGCAGCCTTGACGGTGCGCCAGCCAGCGCGAGTGCCGCCAGCGATGAGCGCAAGCATACGCATCCTCCTCTCAAGTGTTGAAGTGACGGTCGAGCCGGGCGATCCAGGGTTCCCTATCGCCGGACACTCGACGTTGACGGCCGCGCCCATCCCTGTAGGCCCGTTGAGTTGCGGCGAGACTGCTATCTCATCCGCGAGGAGATGTAGCAGGCATCCCCTCCAAGCCTACTTTCAAGACGTACCGCCAACCCCCGAGGTCGGCGCTAGTTCACCAAGGGCCGCACCAGGCCCGACCGGGGAACGCACGGGAGCTACAGCTCGCCTTTCACCGACAGCGATGCCTCACGGCCGCACAAGGCGACCAGCACCCCCGCCGATGGGCTTACAGCCGTCAGTCC